GCTGTCACAGACGGGATAAAACGCGATGACCGTGACCGTCCAGATAAAGATCAGCTCGACGAGCAGCGACACGCCGACGGAGAGTTCTTTTCCTGTGATAAACGTCAGAAGCTGCGGACACATGACTGCGAGCGACGCCATCCACAGCGGGAAATTGATCCAGTAATACCACGAGGCGCGCGCGCCCCACTTGCTGTCGGGGTACGCCGTGTGGATCCAGTCGTAGAGCCCGCCGTCGCCCGGATAGGTCGTGCCGAGTTCCGACGCGATGAGCCCATAGGGCAGCAGGAACGCAATAATCATAAAGATCCACCAGAAATACTGACTGTTTCCGATGGAGGCGACCGGTGCGGCAGCCTCCGCGACGAACACGACGCAGATGACCGACAAAACCACGTCGGTCAGGCGGAATTTTTTCGTACTCATATCCGGATCAGCAGCCCAGACGGCGGCAGAGGAAGGAATCCAGTTCTTCCTTCGCGGCGGCAAGCTCGAGTTCGGAGCGGCACGGGCGGCAGCGGGTAAAATAGACCAGCAGGCCGCGCATCGCGGTCAGGCGGTTGCCCGCTTCCTCCCAGCAGAGCGACGCCGCGGAATCCGCGACCTCGTCGGTGACATCTTCGCCGCGGGTCGCGGGCAGGCAATGCAGGAACTTACATCCGAGATTGCCCAGCTGCATCAGCTCGCGGTTGACCTGATAGTCGTGAAAGACGCGCACACGCTCCTCCTTCGGCATTTCATTTTCATAGAGGCCGTACCAGACGTCGGTGTAGATAAAATCCGCTCCGCGCACCGCCTCTCGGTCATCGGTGACGCACCATGTGCCGCCGGAGACCGCGCAGTTTTTCTCCAGAATATCCCTGTGGCAGTCGTTTAACTGATGACCCGCCGGACCGTACTGGACGAAGTGCATCCCAAGCTTCGTCGTGATGAAGCCAAGCGACGCACAAACCTGTGTGCTGTCGCCGACAAAGACGACTTTGCAGTCCTCAAGGCGCTTGCCCTGCGGGAGATTCTCGACAATCGTACACAGGTCGCCGATCTCCTGTGTCGGGTGGTTGTAGTCGGACATTCCGTTGATGACCGGAATCGTACAAGCCTCCGCCAGCTTCTCGACGGTCTTATGCTCGATCACGCGCGCCATCACAACGTCGACAAGGCGGGAAAGCACCTTGCCGGTGTCGCCGATCGTCTCATGGCCGCCGAGCTGAATCATACCGGGCCCGAGATACTGCGCGTGGCCGCCCATCTGGCTCATCGCAGTCTCAAACGACACGCGCGTGCGGGTCGACGACTGCTGAAAAATCATGCCGAGCGTCATGTCCTTCATAAGCGGCGGGTAATAGCCGCGGGCAATCGCCTTTTTGATTGCAAGCGACAGATCAATGATGTCAAGCAGCTCCTGCTTGGTAAATTCGTTTGTGTCGATAAAATCCTTTTTCATGTGTTGCCTCCGTCTGATTCCAGTGTCCGCGCCCCGCGTTTCCCATCCGAGGAAAGGGCAGTCGGCTGCTCTCTAGTCTTTCCGCTTTCGGACAAAATATTTGCCGCGCAAAAAATCGGATGCGCTTTTCTCCAAAAACGCACCCGATTTCCTTATGAATTGCCTGTTTTCTTTGCGGCGGCAATCGCCTTGAGACGCGCCGCTTCTTCTTTTTCTTCGATCTGCTGCTGCAGCTTCTGAATTTTTTCGTTGACCTCGTCCATCGCGTCGTTTCGCGTATCGAGGATGCTCTTTTGCTGCGCCTCGTAGTCGCTTTTCAGCTGCCGCTCGGTGCGCTCCTCCAGTCCGCCTGTGACGCCGGACGCCGCAAGCTTCTGCGCCATGTTCTTGCTCGCCTTCATGCGATCCCGATATGCCTCGCGCGCCGCGCTTTCCGCCGTCGATGCGATCTCCGCTTTTTTCTTTTTCAGCGTGGAGATCGCCTCGTCCTCGCTGCTCGTGTCGACGTAGAAGCTGTAATTCCCCATGGTTGTCCCCGACGATGAGGACGCGCTGTCGTTCGTTCCGCGGATGCGGTAGCCGCTGCTGGTATACCAGTAGCCGTCATCGCCCTTCGTCTGACCACGCGCGATGCGCTCCTCATCGGTGTATCTTCCTGCCATCTTACCCCTCCCATTCCTGTAAAATTTCTTTTGCCAGCGCTACCAGCCGATCGCGCATCCCCTCCTCTGCGGAGGTCGTGTTCTCCTCCGCATCCGGAAATTCAAAATCCTCGGAATTGAGCCACGCGGGATTGTAGGTAGGCGCGACAAGGGATTGCTCCCTGCCGCGCCAGAGCCAGAGCGTGGGATTGAGCGTCGTATCCGTGCCCTTGACCCAGAATGTGTGATTCTTCGACACCTGCGGCGACCACACGGCATATTGAGGCGTGGTATCGCGGTCGATTTCCAGATGGAGGTGATAATCGCCGGTCCCCTCTTTCCCCTCGACGCCGAGGACGTCGCCCGCCTGAACAGAATCGCCCTCCTTGACCGAGAGCGCGGACAGGTGCATATAGCGCGCGACCAGGCTCAGAAATCCCCCGTCGCGCCCGATGCAGTCGGGATACAGCACCGCGACGCCGTAGCCGAGCGTGTTGTCCTTGCCCGCCGCCAGTACGGTTCCCTCGCCCGATGCGTAGATGTGCGCGTCGGTGCCCGCGCCGCCCTGAATGCTTGAGACGTCGATGCCGTAGTGGGCATACTTCCAGTACGCCTTATACTCGGCGTTTTTATAGCCGCAGAGCATCATCTGGCTCTGAAACGGCAGCAGTAGCTTCTGGCTCACTTGGCATCGCCTCCGATCATGTTGCGAAACGCCTCGTAAAGTCCCGTGGCGGAGAGCCCGGAGAACAGTCCCGAGAGAACCGCGGCGGGCGTGATCGCGCCCCAGTGGATCCACAGGGAGAGCGCAAGCCCTAAGAGTGCGTTAATGGCGGGAATATAGCGGTTTTCGAGCGACGTCGCCGTTTTCATCACGTAGCCCGCGCACAGACAGATCCCTGCCACCACCGGCAGAAAAAATTCATTCAGAAAATCAATTGTCATAGTCTATTGCCCCTTTCTAAATCGTCGATTCGGCGATTGGCAACCTTCACTTTCTCCTCCAGTACAGGTATACGCTGTGCAAAATTGTTATGTTCGCGCACCTCGCGCGTCAGCTCGACGATCTTGGCGTCCGTAACCGCCTGCGAGACGCGGATATTCATATCGGTCTTTTTCGCCGAGGAGAGATTGCTCACCACCGTCCCCAGAAACGCCAGACCGCCTGAGATCAATGCAACGATAATTTCAGCCATCGCGCATCCCCCTTAAAATTTGCCGAGTTCGATATACTCGGTCGTCAGGTCATAGAGGGCAAACGGCTCGCCGAGCGCCTTATTTTCCAGACGGAACATCGTCTTATCCACAAGTCCGATGTCGATGGGACGCCGGACACAGCGCGGCGACAGATCGGTGTCCGCCGTGACCGCCTCGGAGAAAAGCTGTTTCCAGCTGCCCACCTTCTTCGCCCACACCGTCACCGACGTAGTCGGATAAGCCGCCAGCGTCAGCGAGAGATAAGAAAACCGTTTCCGGTTGTGGCGCACCTGTCCCAGATAATAGGGCGTATCCCAGTACGCCTCGATCGGCGCGCCGTTGTCGTTGTAGGAGTCGGGGTCGTCCTTGTCCGTGTAGAACTCCATGACCTCGCCGTCCTCCGTGCCGAAGCAGAGCTTGCCGTCCGACTGCCAGACGACACGGGCAGGGATATGGTCAAGCACATAGCCCTCATACTGGAACAAGGAATACGGCTCGTCGCGCAGATAGGTCTTTTGCAGACCGTCCAGAACGTACACCCGCTCGTTGAGAAACAGCAGGTAAAAGTCGTTCCAGACGATTGCAGCGGCATCGGACATATTTTCCTCGGCGGTCAGGCACGCATTGAGAAACGCGCTGCGCGACTGGCTGTATTTTTCGCCTGTGACGTCAGCCGAGGTAATGGCAAAGACGCCCCGCGCCGTCAGAAACAGCGGCTCATCTCTTAAGTATGCGTGCGCCCGCGGCGCAATGTCGCCGTCGCCGATCAGGGTCGTGACGATGCGAAACTCCGCCTCCCCGTCGTCGGAAAGCGACCCTGCGCGCAGGATGACGTTTCGTCCGTCCTCCGCATGATCCTTGTGCGCGGCGATATGGTTGGACACGATCGAGTAGCCTGTGATGGCAGAGTCATCCTGTCCGAGCAGCGAATAGCACGTATCGCCGAACATCGACGGATCGTTCTGCGCCGAATACCAGTCGATATTCGGGTAGTCGGGGTTGCCTGTCACAAACAGGCGGTCGGCAGCGCCGTTGACGCCGTAAAGCGTCGAGATATTACAATGGTCGATGCGCTTGACGTACTCCAGGCGCGTCTTGGAGGCGGTGATCCGCACGTTATCCTCTCCCAGAACAGGCGACGCGCCGGGTGCGGTTTTGAACGTCACCGTACCGGTCGTGCGATTGACGGAGAAGTCCACGCCTTCGTACTTTTGCACCCACGTCCCATACGAATTGAGTACGTATGCCGTGACCGTCGTCTCATCGAGTTCGTCGTCGGTCATCTGATAGACTGTTCTGGACGCGACGCCGTAAAAGCTGTTTGTAAAACCCGCGCCGAGCAGGTTGTAGTCCTCGTATGCCGTGCCGCCGCCCGTCGGATCGCGCGAGATCACCACAGTCGGGACGTATGCCTGATTTTCAACGTAGGACAGCCGATAGGAGCCGTCGTTTTTTTCGAGTACGCGCAGCACGCTGCCGTCGAGCAGGTAGAGCTTCCCACCCAGCACCCATCCGCTGGACAGGCGGTCCGCCATCGCGCCGATCGCCGTATCGCCGTGGTAGAGCGTGACGCCCGCATGGATAAACGTCTCGCCGTCGAACGAAAACGCTCCGTTGATCCGCATATCGTACTCCTTGGTCTTGCGATAGCCCATGCGCTTTCGCACCTGACCGATCTCGTCGCGGATCATGTTCTTTGCATCGGGCGAGCGGGAATGATCGACGCCCGTGGGGGCGCGACCGAGGTCACATCCGAGAAAGCGCTCCGTCGTCGAGACGCGGACGGTCGGAGCGCCTGCGCTGCTCGAAACAGCCGACTGATGCAGCAACGGTACAAACCGCTGTCTCATACGGCATACACCCGCCTTCTCGCAGGGACGGCGCGGTCGCCGAGAGACGAGGCGAGCCCGTTATAGGTCGCCGTCAGATACGGAACGCGGTAAGTAAACTCCTCGAGGGAGACAGCCGCGTCAATCGCCACACGCACCGGAATCAGCAGAGCCGCACGACAGTCGAGCCCGAGCGGCGTGCTGTCGTCTGCGAGCGGATCGATCTGCGGCGGGAACGCCGCATACTCGACGGTACATGGGCGCTCAAAGAGAAAATGGCGCTCCCCGAGCATCCGGTAGGATACAGGCGCTCCGTCGGAATCGACCGCCTGCAGCAGCTCAAAAAACTCCTGCGGCGCATCCCACTCATCCGTGACCGAGGCGATCTGTCTCAGCGGGAACTGCGCTGCCGCCTGCGTAACGGCGGAATCGAGCAGATAATTGAACAGATCCCGAAGGTCGGCGGTATCGCGTTCCTCGCCGTTGACGGTAGCAGCGCCGAGATAGCGCAAAAACTGCGCCCATGCTTCTCCTTTCGTCATGGGATCAACCTCCTCAGATGTAATTTGCCTCGCGAAGCAGCGTCGCGACACTGCCGGGCACGTCTACGCTCTCGCCGCGCTTGAGCTTGTAGAAGCAGCCGTTGATGCCGACATCGACCGTCAGGTCATCGCGGTTATGCGGGTCAACCGGAATCAGGATGCGAACCTTTTCCTCGGCGGAGAGCGCCGCCTCGGTCGCACGGGTGATTTCCGTGATGTCTTTTCCTGCACTCTGTGTCTGTTTTGCCATCGTTTTTTCCTCCTCTTGTTTTAGACAGCGGGGAGACGGTCTGTTTTCGTCTCCCCGGCGAATGAGCGTCCGCGGTCACGCACGCAGCGAGCGCGCCGCATCAGCCTTTTTACCCCAAAAACCGCATCAATAAGCGGATGCACACATCACGCGGATCATCGCAAGCTCATTGAGGCGGACCGCGGTAAACGTCAGCTTGTAGCCTACGGTCGCGCGCTGGTTCAGCGGGTCGGAAGCGCCCGCAGAGCCGACCGGCTTGATGATGATTTCGGGGCCGGAGCCCTCAAGGTCGACGACACCGTAGGCATCCTGTCCGAGAATCATGCAGGTGTGGATATCGACTTCTTCATCGTTCTCCTGCGTGGGCGCATTTGTCGTCTCGACGAAGCGAACGCCGCAAAGCTTGCCGATTTCCCCCTTGAGAATCGCCTCGCCGCCGTTATACTTGGACACGTCCTGCCAGAGCGGATCGTCCATGAGGTCGAAGGCAACCGCAGGGTCGATGATCCCGACAAAGCAGCCGTCCTCAAAGGGCTTTGCGTTCTTCATACGCAGCGTACACACCGCCTTCTTGATCTCGGCGGCAGTCATGACGTCGTCCGCCTTGATTTCGTCGACCGACTCGCGTCCCTTCGCATACTGGACGTTCGTGCCCTTGCAGATGACGTTGCGTACAATCGTATCTGCGGTCAGTCCTGCGGTCTCGCCGAGCGCCTCAGCCGCATCCGTCAGGACCGGATCAATGCCGGTCATGTCCAGCATATCCGTAATCGCCACGAAGTTGCCGTACTGCTCAAGCTTCGCCTCATAGCGGCTCATCGAGATCAGCACTCCACGGGGGCTCTGACCTTCCTCCAGGGGCTTCACGGTCGCTTCGATCTCATTGAAGCGGCGGAAGTTGATCGTTGCGCCCTCGTTCTTGGGGAGGATCTTCTTCTGGCCGTACTTCGCGTAGACAAGGTTCGGCACAAGGCGCTTCAGCAGCGCACGCTCATAAAACGTCTTTTGCTCGTCCGTCACATACGACGTCTCCATCACATTGAAACTATCTGCCATCTTTCATTTTCTCCTTTCATCTTGCGCGCAGGAAGCCGCTCCGCGCCAGTACAAGCTGCCGTTCAAAATCCTCGTCCGGCATCGTCGCGTAATGGAGCCTGACCGGCACGTCGCCGCCGCCCAGCTTGCCGACTGCCGCGTGGGCAGTCTCCGTCATGCTGCGTACGGCGCGATCCTGCGCCTGTTTTTCGATCTCGCGAAAGATTTGACTGCACTCCCGACAGAGGACCTCCGAAAAGGCTTCCTCCACGTCCAGACTGACATCCTCCGTGGCGAGCGCGAGCACCTTGTCGCGCACGGCGCGGTAGGCGTCGCCCCGCACGGGGTCTGCGAGCAGCGTGGCGTCCTGCTCCTGCAGGCGCATCTGCCCGACCGAGCGGCGCAATTCGTCAAGCTGCGCGGTGAGCGCAGTCTTTTCCTCCTCGGTCATCGCGTCGAACTGCTCCCGCGTCGCGACAGGTTCGCCCGTCGTCCTGTCGACAAGTCCGAGTCCCGCGATAAATTCATCCACCGCGCGGCGGGTCATGTCGTTGAGTCGTTCGGAAAATGCCTTTGTCTGTGCGCTTCGTTCGCGCGCTGTGTCAGGTGCTTTGGGATTGCTGCCGGCGGCGGCACCGGCGTCCGGCGCTCCGGAGGTCTGCTCGGAAAGCGCTTCTCCGGTCGCTCGGACATTTTCAGCCTGTTTTGTTTTCATGGGTATTCACTCCTTTTTCAAGCGGTTTTTGGCGAGGTTCGGTCGCAGCCGTTTTGCAGCCGGTGATTCAGAGGATCTGATGCTCGATCTCGCCCACGGTCTTGTCGTACTGCGGACAGCGGCGGTTGCGGCAGGCAAATTCCTGCACCTGATAGACCTCGGTCGTCTCGTCGGGCGTGTCGTCATGCTTCGCCACCGTGCGCGTCGCACGGATCGCAGCCGCTGTATTACAGGTCGGACACATCATCTTCGCTCACCTCCTCTCCGCGCGCAGCCAGTTGGGCTTTCCGCTCATCGAGGCGGCGGCGCAGCTGCTCCTTGAACGGGACGATGCTCTTGGGCGAAAGTTCGATATAAGTCTCCACGTCGATCTTGTCCATCGAGAGGAGCTTTTCGAGCGTCGCCTGTGCGAGAGACTCGGAATAGACAGAGCCCGTGCCCGCATCGACATCGAGCGTAAAGTCCACCCCGCTGAAGTCCGTCCCCACGAAAAGAATGGCGCCCCTCCTGCCGTCGGCAGCGCGCACCGCGACGGGACGCGGCATCCTGTAGTAGGTCTTGAAAAACTGCTCCCAGATGCGCCCGACGTCCTCGATCGTGCGGTAGAAGCGGCGCTGGATATTCTCGATGGGCTGCTTCGCCTGATTTTGCAGCGCGATGATCGCAGAAGCTGCCATCGTCGCCGTAAACGGCTCGCCCGAGATGATGTCGGAAACGCCGGATGTGTATTGCACAAGCTCGGTGATTTTATCGACAAGACCCATCGTCGAGGCGGACACGGGAGGCGGATTCAGATAGCGGATGCCGTCGCCTGTCGCGGAGTGGTCCTCGATGATCTCGCCCGGAGTATTCGTGATCTCCTGCCGCAGTGCGCCGGGGCGGGCGATCATCTTCGGCCAGGCGGTGTCCTGCGCCGAGAGGATGTTCATCCCCATCAGCCAGTTGACTGCCTTCTGTGCGGGGATCAGCCCCTCGACCTCACCGATTCCGTAGAGCGAGCGCTTGCGCTTCGTCCAGCTCATCACGACGACCGGATAGCGCGTGATTTTCGCGCCTGTATATGCGGGCTGCGCCATCAGCTGTGCGGGCGGCTCGCTCGGAGCATCCGGTTCTCCGCCGGGTGCAAGGTCGGGCAGCCCCGGCGTGAGCGCGCGCCCACGGATGATCTCGACCGCGCGCGTCCCCCGATCGAAGTAGACGCTCCCGCCGCTGCGATAGTAGAGCGTCAGCAGCGTGCATTTTTTCTCGTCGGCGATCTCGTGGCGGCTCGCGTTGTAGGCGTCGGGCGACTCCTCGTCGGGGACGATCAGGCGGATCATTTCGTCGGAAAGCCCCTCTCCCCTTGCGAGGTCGCGGGCGCTCTCGACGGTCACGCGCGATGCGATCAGAATATACGGCTGCGCCTGTACGTCGCTGTCCTGCGGATTGCCGAAAAAGATACACGCGGGGTCGATCGTCTCGCCGCGCAGCGCCCCGCGGCAGGGGTAGCGCTCCCCCGAGGACGCGCCTGCATCCCAGTAGTAGTGGAACACGCCCGTCCCGACGGTCGCGGCGTCGTCGATAAACTCCTCGTTGAGTACGTCCTGACCGAGTTCCTTCCAGAGCGTCGCAGCGTAGTCGGAAAACGCCTTCGCGCCCGCCTCCTCGCGCTGCAGGCGCTGTGCATCCTCATCGGGCAGGCTCTCCGCCGGGGAATAGATCAGCTTGATCGTCTGGTTGAGGATGTTGGCGCGCTTGGTGCGTACACATTTGTCGCAGAGGTTAAAGACAGGGCGCGGCAGATTGCGCGTCGCCTTCGTCGGAGCCGGCCACTGGCGTCCCTCCCGAAAGTCGACGCACTGCGGGAAAATCTCGGTGAAGCCCATCGCGCGCTGGTAGCTGCGGCCGTTTTGGTAGCGCTGCCAGAGGGTCGTTTCCATCATGCCTCACCTCCGTACATCCACTCGCGGAAAAGCCGGTCGGGATTCGTGTGGAACGGCTCGTCGGGGGAATCGGCTTCCCCGGACGCCCTGCGCGCCTCGAGACGGGCAACCCGCCTCGTGAGCGCAGCCGTGTGTGCGAGCAGCAGGAGCATCGCTGCCCCCAGTGCCGTGATTGCGATTACCATGTAAGAAATCCTCCTTCATCTTGTTCCTGCGTT